GAATACATTTACTCCTTATATGGATAATAAAGAATACAAAAAGAATGTGAAAGAGAAATCAGATATTGTGTATAAGACAGAAGCACAACAGTGTGCAGGTTGTCTAGGCACAGGCTATGTAAGAAAGGTAAGAAAGAATGGAGTTCCTTATGCTAAACCCAATAAGTGTGATTATTGTAATTCTGTTGGCTACATATTTGTACCTAGCAAGGTGGTAGCAGGACTAAAGTTCACTGCACCTACTGCTAAATGGGTTAGTGCCAATGGTTTTACAGTCAACAAGACTAACTTATTAACACTACAAGGCATTGCAAGAAAGAATAACTTAACAGAAGCAGTAAACTTCTTAGGTGACTTGCAAAGGCTATCAGCTTTAGACACATACCTATCCTCTTTCGTTGAGGGTATAACTACACACACTAAACCTGATGGTAAACTACACGTTAGATTATTACAACACAGGACTGCAACAGGTAGATTCAGTGGTGCTGACCCTAATATGCAGAATATGCCTAGAGGTGGTACATTCCCTGTTAAGAAAGTATTTATATCACGTTGGGAAGGTGGACAGATACTTGAAGCTGACTTTGCTCAATTAGAGTTTAGAGTATCAGCATACCTATCACAAGATAAAACTGCAATGAAGGAGATAGAAGATGGATTTGATGTGCATAGTTATACTGCTCGTGTTATTAGTGATGCAGGTGAGAAAACATCTCGTCAAGAAGCGAAAGCACACACGTTTGCACCCTTGTATGGAGCAACAGGATTTGGAAGGACACCTGCTCAAGCTACATATTATAAACACTTCACAGAAAAGTATGAAGGAATCGCACTATGGCACTCCAAGTTGGCTAAAGAAGTTATAAGCACTAGGAAGATAACTACACCATCAGGTAGACAATTCTCCTTTCCTGATGTTAGAAGAAACTCTTTTGGCAAAGTATCTCACTTTACACAGATAAAGAATTATCCTGTACAGTCATTTGCTACTGCTGATATTGTTCCTCTTATACTAATAAGCATAGAGAATGAATTGTCTAGGTTTAAATCCTGTATAGTTAATAGTGTACATGATTCTATAGTCATAGACATACATCCTGACGAGATACAAAAGGTACTTCACGTTATTAAATTAGTCAACAGTAAGATGATTAACTTAATTGATACTGAGTTTGGAGTACAGTTCAATGTTCCATTGTTATTAGAAGCAAAAATAGGTAATAATTGGCTTGACACTAAAGACATTATATGATATAACTGAGAAACTTTGATAGAAAGGAATAAGTATGGTTAATGAAGTTACTACAATAGATACCAATAACTACGCAGATATGGCGAAGGCTATGGGTATTGCAGGTGAAACAGGTTCTGCTGATACAAGTAAGGCAAACCCTTTACCTAGAATGAGATTGCATCATAATAATATTATGGGCATGAAGAAGGTTGGAGATGAGAGTATAGAAGCAGTGGTAGTTAAGGGTGGCTCATATAAGTTAGAGAGACCTGATATGCCTGTTGTTTATTCTCCAACTGTTGAGATAAGACCCTTTATACAGAGGTTTATGTATAAGAGGTTTGTTAAAAATATGTCTGCTAAATCAGGTGAGCCTATGGGTACTTACCATAAGACACTTATGGCAGACAACCTTAACTCTGATTTAAAAGATAATCAGGGTAGCTTTAACTGTGGTAAACCTTCAGGGTATATCAAAGACTTTAAAGCATTGCCTGTTGCTACACAGGAAGTTATCAAGCAGATTAAAAGAGTTAGAGTAGTCTTTGGTCTTATTGATATGCCTAATGCTACAGACGAGAAAGGTGATAAGGTATCATTAGATGATAACACTCCATTCATATGGGAGATTGATAATCGTGATGCGTTCAAGACAATGGGAGAGCCTTTTAATAAGTTTAATCAAACTAAAAGACTTCCTGTTCAGCATTTCCTTCAATTAACTAGTGAAGAGAGAGCATTGCCTAGTGGTGCAAAGTTCTATTTACCTAACTATTCCTTAGACTTGCAGAAGAGTGTTAAGGTAACGGATGATGACCAAAATACTTTCATTAACTTCATGGCATGGATAGATAACTACAATAGTTATATATTTAATGAGTGGGATATGAAAGCTAAAGCACCTGTTAGTCAAGAAGATAAAGACATTGTTAATGACTTCATCGATGTTGATGTTGACGAAGAGGTAGTGTAGTGAACCATCCTGCTGAAATGATGATTCATCAGTATCTACAAGATGCCACAAGTGGTAGTTCAGCTATGAGCCAAGAGAATATTGAGCAAGTAGCTACAGACATTAAAGATGCTTTGAATCGTCAGTTCAACACGAAGAGAGAAGAAAAGTTTAGGTTACGTATGTCTAATATAGGTAGACCTTCCTGCCAACTTTGGTTTGAGAAGAATAAACCTGAGACTGCGTTACCTAAACCTACTACTTTCGTGATGAACATGATGATTGGTGACATAGTTGAAGCAGTATTTAAGGCAGTACTAAGGGAAGCTAATGTTAAATTTGAGGATACAGACACTGTAAAACTTGAGATTGACGATGAGCATACTATATCAGGTTCTTATGACTTGGCTATTAATGATGCAGTAGACGATATTAAGTCTGCATCTGATTGGTCATATAAGTATAAGTTTGATTCATTTGAATCGTTAGCATCAGGCGATAGCTTTGGTTATGTTGGACAACTAGCAGGTTATGCAAAAGCTGCAGGTAAAAAAGCAGGTGGTTGGTGGGTATTAAATAAAGCAAATGGACACTTTAAGTATGTTCGTGCTAACATTGATATGGACTACGAACTTGATAAGATAAAAGATAACATAAAGAAAGCAGAAGCAGATGAATTAGTAAGATGCTTTGAACCTGAACCTGAAACATTTAGAGGTAAAGAGACAGGAAACATTGTGCTGAACAAGAATTGTACATTCTGTTCTTATAGAACTACGTGTTGGGATAATCTTATAGAGCTTCCTGCACAAATGTCTAAGGCAAAAGAACCTAAGATGGTTCAATATGTAAGTCTTAAGGAAGCATAGATGTCTCCACACAAGATAAGACGAGATGCTATAAAGCATGGGTATAGGAGTGGATTAGAACATACTATATCAATCTACTTAAAAGAGTTAAAGCATAAGTATAAGTACGAAGCTCTTAAGATTGAATGGGAAGACTTAACATATCGCACCTATACCCCTGACTTTATACTAAACAATGGTATAATAATAGAAACAAAAGGCAGGTTCTTATCAGCAGATAGAAAAAAACATATAGCAATAAAGAGACAACATCCTGATTTAGATATACGATTTGTATTTACTAATAGTAGAAGTAAACTACAGAAAGGTGCTAAATCTTCTTATGGTCAATGGTGTGATAAATATGGATTTAGATACTATGACAGAATAATACCTGAAGATTGGTTAAAAGAAAAGGGTAAGGATAAACACCCTAAGTTTATAAAATTTAAAGGTGTCAAGTTAAGGAGAGCTAAGTGAGTATACTAAATAAAGTATTCAATGAAGACTTTGTTATATGTGTTAGACCTGAAATGGATAAGAGGTTTNATTGGACAGGTGGAGTAAACATATCAATAATGACATCCCCTGAGAATCCATTGAACGATGAGGATTACTATGGTGTATTAGAGTTCTGTAGAACTGTATGTGCAACTGTACCTCTCATGGAAAGAGATGAAGACCTAAGACAAAGACTACTAAAAGAAGCAGAAGACAACGAAGAAAAACCCCAACCTAAGTTAAAAGTAGTTGACAAAAAGGACAATGTTGTGATATTATCTTTTGAATCTGACAACGACAATAAGCAATGCTAAGACATATGGAGTATATGAAAATGATGGCAGAGAAAGAAAACGATATGGTTAATCATCCTAAACACTATAATGAATCAGGTATTGAGTGTATTGATTCGTTAGAAGCTATGTTAGGTGATGGTTTTGAGTCTTACTTGCAGGGTAATATTGCTAAATACCTATGGAGATATAAGTACAAGAATGGTTCAGAAGACTTGAAGAAAGCACAGTGGTACTTAAGTAAACTAATAGGAGTTGTCGATGCGAGTTAAAATTATGGCAACCCTTACTGTTGACCCTGAAGAGTATCCTGTACCTTCTGATGGAGATGTAACAGAAGACTTTGAAGATTATATGCGTGAACTGTTTCACGATTTAGAGGGAGTTAAAATATCCCACCTTAAAATACTAACGGAGTAAGAAATGATAAGTAATTACCTACCAACGGACTACCAAAACTTTATAGCACTCTCTCGCTATGCACGATGGAAAGAAGATGACCAAAGAAGAGAGAATTGGGGAGAAACAGTGGACAGATACTTTAGTTACATGACTAAGCATCTTAAAGATAATCACAAGTATGATTTAACAAAAGCATTAAAAGAAAAACTATCTACACAGATAATGAATCTAGGTGTTATGCCAAGTATGAGAGCTTTAATGACATCAGGACCTGCCTTAGATAGATGCCATGTAGGTGGTTATAACTGTAGTTATATACCTGTGGATAGTCCTCGTTCATTTGATGAATGTATGTACATACTTATGTGTGGCACAGGTGTTGGCTTCTCTGTTGAACGTGAGAATGTAGACAAACTACCCATAGTTAATGAGCACTTTGAGGACAGCACTACTATCATCACTGTTGGTGACAGCAGACCCGGATGGGCGAAGTCTTTGAGAGAATTAATTGCTATGTTATATGTAGGGCAAGTTCCTAAATGGGATGTGTCACAGGTAAGACCAGCAGGTGCAAGGCTTAAGACATTTGGTGGTAGAGCATCTGGACCTGCACCATTAGTAGAACTATTTCAGTTCTGCATACAGAAGTTTAAAGGTGCTAAAGGCAGAAGACTATTTCCTATTGAGTGTCACGACATCATGTGTAAGATTGGTGAAGTGGTAGTTGTAGGTGGTGTAAGACGTTCTGCTCTCATCTCCTTGTCTAACTTAGGTGATGACCAAATGCGTCATGCAAAGTCAGGTCAATGGTGGGAGAATGAAGGACAGAGAGCATTAGCTAATAACTCTGTAGCATTTAAAGGTAAGCCTGAAATGGGTACATTCATGCGAGAATGGACATCTTTATATGAATCTAAGTCAGGTGAACGTGGTATCTTCAATAGACAGGCAGCCAAAGTAAAAGCACTTGAGAATGGTAGAAGAGATGCTGACTATTACTTTGGGTGTAATCCATGTAGTGAGATTATTCTTAGACCATATCAGTTCTGTAATCTTACAGAGGTAGTGTGTAGAGTTACAGATGACTTAGCATCCTTAAAAGAAAAGGTACGTATGGCTACAATCTTAGGTACATTTCAGTCTACACTAACTAACTTCAAGTATCTACGTAAGATATGGAAAGATAATACAGAAGAAGAAAGACTATTAGGAGTTTCCCTAACAGGTATACTTGATTGTCCTATATGGACAGAAGAGATTCTACAAATACTAAGAGATGTAGCAGTAGAAACTAATAAGAAGTTAGCTAAAGACTTAGGTATTCCTCAGTCAACTGCCATCACTTGTGTTAAACCTAGTGGTACAGTTAGTCAATTAGTTGACAGTGCATCAGGTATTCATGCTAGACATAACGACTACTACATTAGAACTGTACGTGGTGATAACAAAGACCCATTGACACAGTTTATGAAAGATAGTGGCATACCAAGTGAGCCTGATGTTATGAAACCTGACAGTACAACTGTGTTCAGCTTTCCTATGAAGTCACCTGATGGTGCTACTACAAGAACAGAGATGTCTGCTATTGAACAACTAGAGTATTGGCTTATGTTTCAGAGACATTGGTGTGAGCACAAGCCTTCTGTAACTGTATCTGTTAAAGAAGATGAGTGGATGAGAGTGGGAGCATGGGTGTATGATAACTTTGATGAGGTGTCAGGTATATCTTTCCTGCCATTTAGTGACCATACATATGCTCAAGCACCTTACCAAGATGTAGAAAGAGAAGAGTACTTAGAGTTAAAACAAATAATGCCTAAGTCTATTGATTGGTCTA